AGTAGGATTAAAGTTTGTACCGTCTGCAATAAGTAAAGCACCTGCAGTATTAGTAGCCATTGTAAGATCATCACCACTAATAGTAAGATCACCACCTACAACTACATCACCGTTAAACGTAGCTTTACCTGCAAGAGCCATATCAATGTCAAGAGCAGTAATAGCACTAGAACCATCTGTGCCTTTGATAGTAAAGTTTTTGTCTGCTGTGCTTACTGTAAACACTGCATCAGTAGAATCATTTTTAAGTTCAAGTATTGTTGTACCAGACGCTTTAAAGAATACTTCGTTACCTGCAGCGTCTAGTATGATGTCACCGCCTGAGTCTAACGTGATATCAGTTCCATCGTTAGTGATAGTGTCAAGAGCAATACTACCTACATTTGTAATGTTGGCATCTCCAAAAGATGTAGCTCCAAGTGTAGTAGTGCCACCAACAGTTAAGTTGTTACTAATGTTTACTTCACTACTAGCATTGATGTCAACAGTAGGTGCTGTTATCTCAAGCTCAGTATCAGCATTGATATCTAGTTGACCGTCTGCGCTGGAGTGGATAGTAAGTGCAGTATCTCTAAACTGTACTTTCTGTGCGGCATTCATTAAAATGTTTTGACTTGCATCTACAGTAAAAGATGTAGTGCCACCTGTCGCAACTGTGATTACATCTGATCCGCTAAACGTAATACTTGTGTTAGTATCTGCATCTCCAGAGATACTGTCTAGTTGTATGTTACCTGCGTTGGTAAAGTTAGAGTCACTAAGATCAAACGTACCTGTTACATCTAAGTTACCATCTACAGTTAAGTTACCCTCTGCAGTAATATTAGCACCGCTAAATGTCAATGCTGCTGTCGGTGTTGATCCAGACTTTATTACAAGCTCACCACTACTGTTAGTCAAACTACCAAACGTAGTTCCATCATCTTTTAGTACAACGTCTGCTCCACCTGCGTCTAAAGTAATGTCTCCACTTGCGTCCACAGTAAATGCAGCAGTGGCAACTTGAACCAAAGTATCAGCAACAATATCAAGCTGACCATCAGTACTAGAGTTAATATAAAGAGCAGTATCACGAAACTGGAGTTTTTCTGACGAAGCAACCAGTATATCATCAGAAAACTCAAAGTAGTCCTCATCCTCCATCCATTTTAACACACCGTCATTAGTCTCACCATCAAAGGTAATTGTAATGTCTGTACCTGCAGTGCCAGCACCAAAGGTTAGTCCGTGCCCTGCTAGTGTACTAATCGGGCCTCCCTCTCCTGTTGTACCATCATGTGTATGTCCTGTACTAGCAGCAAAGGCGGCAAGAAGCTGATCAAACTCGTCATTCGTGTCTGATGCTTGGATTATGTCACCCTCTGTATACGTGGACTGTCTTGTGTATGTAGCACCCATTAGCGTCTAGCTCCTACTTGATATTCTAATTGAAATCCTTTTAGTGAATATGGTGGAGATTCACCACTATCATCTACCTTTAGCGCAACAGTAAAACCGGAACCTTCTACAGGTTGTCTTACTAGAGGCTGTGAACCACCACCATAAACAAATTGTGTAGTAGAAGAGGAGGTACTATAAACAGCAGTACCATACTGTGCTCCCACTGTGGCGGTTGTTAAACTGTAAGCTGCAGGTCTTGATGCACCCACACTATCGTTGTCGTATCTTAAAAGTAAATCTGCGCTGATGTTAGCTTCAGGCTTGTAGTTAAGAATAACTCTGTGCATTGTTTTTCTTACACCTACATCTCCAAAGTTTAAATCTGGACTTCTGTATCTGCCTAGTATAGCTGTGCCATCAAAGCTATTACCTTTTTCCTGCCTATGTACAAATCCATCAAAACCACCGTGTATAACTATTACATCTCCTGCTTCTACATGCGTGTCTGAACATGACGGTTTAATACCTAGCGACTCAGCAAACTCAAAGCCATCGCCTTTCATAACGCATATAACACCTTTAGTTCTTTTTGCTGAAACAGTGTCCTTTGTAAAGAATATTCTGTACTGTGTCTTATCTGGTATAACCACACTTTCAAAAAGACTAGAGTCAGTTATGTTTTCGTCAAACAAAGACTGCACGTTCTTAGATATTGTACCTAGTTCAACATCACCAATCCTAGCAGTACCAGCAACAGTTCGTAAACCATCAGGTCCAAGAAAGATTAGATCACCTGCAAACTCTTGGATAGTGTTACCGTTTACACAACCTATGTTTCTAGTTACAGGTTCTACAGCAAAGTTAGATAGGCCAGAACCTGTCAGTTTAAATATTCTATTCTCACAGAATATAAACAGGTTATCACGAAAAACTTTTAGTCCTACTATCGTATCGTCTACGTTAATACTACCAGCCCCCTGCCCTGAGATAAATCCATCTTCATCAAAAGGCTCACTAAAAACTATAGTTGATGGTGTTGAGGACTTACCTGCATAAAACATGTGGTTTCTAAAAGCAGCTACAAACTTTGAACCAGCCACAGTACTTTCACTTACGTCTGTTGCAGTCATAGATGAGTTAAATACTACAGGAGCGTTAGCACTATCTACACAGATTAACTTCTCATTACCGTCAAAATTAAATCTTTCAAAGTTGTACTTGTCTGCGCTGGTTCTACCTGTATCTCTTTGTGTCCAGTTCTCTGACACTGCATCGTCTATTGCGTGGTTAGCTGCAGTTGTGCTTGATGTAGATCTAGTAACACCAGTAAAGGTTATGCTAGTTATACCTGTGTAAGTAAACTCCTCACTGTTTATCAATAGTGTGCCACTAGATGCAAAACCTGCAGTGGAGTCTACGTTTAGTGTGCCTGATCCTGACATAGCAGTTGTTGATAGTATTTTTTGTGACAACTCTGTAGAGCCACAACTATATATTCTTTCACCCCTAGCTGCAACAACTCTGTTAGCAAACCTAGCTGACATTAAAACTTTTTCAGTCGCATTGTTTGTTTGAGGAACTATCTGATTAACAAACTTACGAAAACCGTTTATACGTCTGTAACCACCCTCAACATCAGGCTCAAAGTTTTCTAGAACTAAAGCTTCACCAGGTTGCATAAGAAAGGTGGACCTGTTTAGAACTAGCCCACCCTCACAGTTAAAAGCTGCTGGTTGTAATGTTGATGTATCTGGCATTTTAAGATACTCTTAGTACAGGATTATACGTTGTTGTAGCACCGCCCATTAATGTAGATCTTACATAGTCGTATTTGTTTATTACAAGTGTTTGCATATTCTTTATGCCTTGTTGAAATCGTTCAAAGTTTACTTGGTATTGTTGTATCTCTCCACGATACTGATACACGTAGGCTACTGCACCATCTATAACAACAGTTGCAAACCTATCAGGTATTGTGGTTGTATCTGTAGATGCAGATAAGTCAGAGGGAAATGTAAAGTAATCAAAGACTAATGTGTATTGTTTATCAGGGAAAGGGTACAGTATATAATTGTTATCTGGGGTACGCACTATAAATCTAGGGATACCACCTTTTGAAAACTGTGTAACTGTTGTGCTGTTTGCAATCGCTGCTGCTGTTGTATCGTTTGCGCCTCTAGTACATCCTGTAAAATCGTTACCTGTTATACCTGTATAAGTTATCTGTTCGCCACCTATAAACAAAGTGCCTGTTGCATCAAAGTCAGATGTATCTGCGACAGTTATTGTTGTTACTGCTGCAGACAAGCCATCAGATGCATTGATAGTTGTAGATGCAACGTCATCCTCTTGTACAGCGTAATCTCTTGATATGTATTCGTTGTAGTTTAGTTTAGTCAGGCTGTTACCTGCTGAAGCTAAATCTTCATCTTTTTTTATTCTTGCTGTGTTATAGTCTATATACTTTGTGCTTGTTGGCACAGTGTACTTAGCAACACCTGGCGTAAGTGTAGAAGAGTTTGATGCGTGGTTAAAAGGATAAGCAAACTCTCTCTGATTAATATATCTTATAGATTCATTGACAGCATTCTGACACTGTGTTTGTACGCCTCTTGGACTTGCAAAGTTAGAAGATGTAAGTTCTACCTCATTCATCCTAACTAGTGTTTTGTTTGTCAGTGTAAGAAATGTTTCTGCCATAAGTACTTCCCAATATGTGATAAGGGGGCCAGTTGCCCAGCCCCCAAAGTATTATGCTAGTAGATCACGATCTACCTCATTAGCAGAACTTGATCCTGAGACATCATCCATGATTACGCATACAGCGTATACACGGATAATACCGCCAGTGATAGTTCCACTTGACGCATGAATCTCTACGTCAATAGTGTCTGCTGATGCAGTGAACACTGGTAAGTTGGAACATACACCTGAAGATGTAATAGCAGGAGTGTGAGCACCTGCTGATGCACCGTCTAGGTCAAATGACGCAGCAAAAATGTCTACGTCTGTTCCTGTGATACCAACGTGGATCGCAGAGTCTGTAGTAGTACCTTCCATTGCAGTTTGAACTTTGAAACCTGCATGTAGGATCAAAGTGTTTGCAGGAACAGTAATAGCTTCGATAATATCATCAGCTGCTAGTGCAGTACCACCGTTTTGTAATATAGCATCTGCAAGATCGATGTCGTTTTGCAGAGTAACTAAGCTGCCACGAAGCTGCTTATTGCCAGTACCGCCATTGTTGGAAGTAGAGGCTGAGTTCGTGCTCATTGAAATAGTAGCCATTGTTCAGTCTCCCTTCTTACGCTGCGTTATACTTAGCTGTTACAAGACCTTCTGGACGAAGAATCTTTCTACCATATAGGTGCATACCACGAACAATGTCAGCAAAGCTGTCAGGGTCACGATATGATTCTGTTTTGTTGATCTGCTCTGCAGTTGCTACTGCTGAGTCATGTCCACCAACGATCACACCAAAATTTGCGTTTTGGTTTGCTGATCCAGATGTGCCTGGCCCTGTTCCTACTGCAGGTAGGTTTGAGGACACGTACATACGGAAGCCGTGAAAGTTGTTTACAACAAGACCGTTGCGAAGACCACCAGCCTCACCGTAGTCAGAGTTCATTAAGCGTGAGTCTTCATCGCGCAAGAGTTCCATGAACACGGGGTCAACAACCAGCCATCTGCCATCTGTATCAACTTGTTGTTGATCTAGCAAACGAGCCATACGAGCTACAACCATTGCTGGTGAAGCTGTTGCTGTTGGTAGTGAGGTTGCACCTGGCATACGTGCAGTTAGTGGGATAGAATGTTCCCCTGCACTTGAAGTTGTGATGTTACCGAAGTCACCCTTCTTTAACTTCATTGAAGAAAGAAGTTCGTCTGAACCAGCAGTGATAACAGACTTAGAACCATTTACGGTTGTGTTAGCTGTATCTGGTGATCCATGTAGTGCCGACTGTTTGAAACCACAAAGGTATCCAAGTACGTCTTGATCATACTGATCTTTTAGACGATATGCTGCACGATCTGTTGCAAGTTGCATAAAGTTAACGTGTGAGTGGGCTTCCTCAATGTCATCCATCTTAAAAGCAAAGTAGTTCGCTTTGTCAATAGTTAACTGAAAGTCCTCATCGTCTAAATCTTGTGCTGTGACAGTTGTGCCACGAGTATAAGCTTGCACTGAGATTTCAGGTTCTTTGATAATCTGAACCGTATCCCCCTGTGCGCTTATCTCTCCGAAATAATCGGAGTTAGTTATTTCTCCTACAACAGTACTCTTGCGGAAAGCAAGCTGTACCTGTTTGGAGTAGATTACTGGGCTAAAATTACCATTAGGTAAATTGCCGTAACCTGACGCTGATGAAAAAGCCATGATAAAATCCTCCATTAGATGTTTGGCTTAAGTTAGTAAGCTAACACTTTGAAAGAGGCTAGTAGTTCTAGGGTGCAAGTACCGTACACTTTGGCCTTTGTGTACAGCATCGGGCCTATACTTAACTAGGTAGGTCTTACTTAGTAGTTGGGCTTAGTTAAGAAAAGCACAAAGGTAGCTAATAATAGGGCTTTATGCTTTTACTTCATAAACATAGTTATATATACTTAATCTACTATGTCAATAGTTTTTTATCGTG